CGCCTGTCGACGCCTATTCATTCCACGAACTTCAATTCTGGAATTCATAAGGGCCTGTCTACGAGCAACTCGTTCACGAGGTGTAGGCACATAAGGTCGCCTAGACACCACTTGAATTTGTCGCTCTACTACTCTTGGTGGGGGTGCTTCAGCCTGTTGAACGGTCTGATAAGTACTCGGTTGTGTTTGAGCACCACCACCACTCCCATTAGCAATTCCATTAACGCCACGTATGAGAGCAGCTCCTGCTTGCGCATAAGGATGCGGAATAGCAGATAAAGCAGGAGCCAAAAAATTAGAAGCTGTAGAAATAGCTTCTTTAAACCAATCACCTAAACCATTCATTGCAACAGGAACACCTACAGGAAGATTCCGAACAGCATGAGTATAAAAGTCAAGCGCCACATTATCTCGTTCAGGAGCAGGGTTAGCTAAAACTTCCAAATCAGGAACTGAATTAGTAGGGAAACGTTCAACATAAATATTATAATTAATAGTAAGAACAGTTTGTGGTAAAAGGCCAGTAAAATATGCACCATTCAAGTCAAATTGACCCATATTACATTTAGTATTAACTGCAACCCAAGCACTACCTAAAGCACTAGTTGTATTCTCTAAACGACTTGAATAAGGAGATTGTCCATCTTGATAGGGAGTAGAACCCTGTACATAATCTGGATCATTAAGAACTGGGACAACCTTCTGAGCTTCATAAGCTGGTACATCAGTAGAATGAAGGGCTGAAACACAATAACAACCTGCCTCAGCATCCCACTGCTTAGAATTAGGCAACAAAAGAGCTGTTGCAGTACTATTAGGAGGTCCGTCCATAATCTTACAGGTGGCAGCAGGCACACCAGTTTGAACAATAGCATAAGAGGCGGAACCATTAATAGCATATTGCTGCATCGTAGTCATTTCAGTATCATCAGCAACAGGTGATCTCCAACAAAGAACTGATCCACCTTTATATAAACTTGCTGTAGTGTTATGAACTTCAAAACCTTTAGCAATGACACGATGCTTACCAACCACATAAGAATCAGGTAATGATAATATCTGATCATAATAAGAGGCACCACCATGGGCAGCAGCACCAGCAACTCCATTTATACCCATCTTAGCACCAGTAGGACCAGCATATAAGCATAGACCTCCAGTGTTCGCTGGATCTTCATTAACAATTAAACCTGAAGTCATTAATTTTCCAAAAGAATTGGTATTACCAAAAATACCTGCATTTGATGACTGGAAAGTCTGTTGTTGATATATTTTAGAACAACCCACCTCAGTTACCCAAGGCCAATCAACAATAGAAACATCCCATGTACCGGTTGTAATTCCGGTTGGAGCTGTTATAGTAACAGACTGCTTAATACATTGAACCACTGAAGCTGAAGACTCTCCAGTTGGCATTCCTTTCAATTCCAAAGGTGTATCATGAAAAGGATCCAAAGCAGCCATGACCCAATTTTTACCGCACTCAGTCATACCTGTGCGTGAGCCCAAACGCTCAAGAACTTGTTCTGCTCTACGTGTACGATTCATTTTTATAATAACAAAAAGATGAATAACCAATAGGAACTTCTGGAGTAATATAAACACTATCAAAACCACGAAGACACACTAAAACAATACAAATAATCAATAATACCAAAGAAATACACGATAATAAAACGTGACAACGATGCTCTGTCCAAAAATCACAAAACAAAGACATATGGTACAATAAAATACAATACGAAAATAGAATAACCCCCTTATCAAAGAGAGTTCTTGAAAGTTGTACATACAATTACAATAATTACTATAAAGTGGAAGGACCTACTTCACTACCGGTCCACATAAAATCGAGCTGATCCAAGGATACCTTAGAGCTAAGACAACTAAGATAAGTTAACTTTGAATCCATGGCAGCTTCTCCAAATTCTAATTCGTATTTATGGTTTTTAAGGATATAATCAAGCAAGCGCTCAGCTTCTTGAAAATGATATTCATCAAGATACGCAAGTGTTCGATAAGCGCAAACCTTGACATAAGCTAATCTCCAACTATGAGACTCAAAAGCGTAATAAATACCGCTACGAATCTTATCCCAATTAGGAACAGGATACCAATAACCTAGCTTATTAACCTTAAAACCACAATTAAGAAATTTCCCAGAAAATAACGGACCTGGAGGCATTTCTTCTGTTAAATTAAAACCTAAATCTCGAGCATCACGACTCACATTAGAAAAATGAGGGTGTTTGGGAACTACTGAATCGTCACCCATAATTGCAAGATGATGTAATCGAGATAACCTATAAAGTTCCTCAAAAGATTTACCGTTATTATATAGACAAAAGGAATATAAGTGCACCAAAATATTAGCAAACTTATTGTCACTTAAAGTATTAAAAGACCCAGATGGATTACAACCAAACTTCATAATCAACCATCCATCAGGATCTATTACATAAGAATAAACTACAGAACTAAAAACAAACTTCTGCAAATTATCCAAATGGGTGCGAGGCATATCAGAACAAACATTATTATTTCGCATTTGATATATAAAAGTTTGAATTTGCTCCTTAACACTTGC